CGCGGCGAGTTTTATCAAAGAATGCTGGACAGGGGCGTGTTTACGCCTAATGATGTTTTACGCCTTGAGGACATGAACACTTATGCCGAGGGCGATAAGCACATGATGCCCATGAACCATGAATTTGTTGAAGACAAAGTTAACGGAGCCCCCAATGAAGACGAATAGATTTAGCATTTTAAACCGCGAACAGATGAAGGGCATTGAGCCTTTTAACTATTCTATCCGGAATAATCAGGATGAAGACACCTCAATACTTGATATTCAGGGCTTTATCGGGCGGGACTTAATGATGGAGTGGCTTTTTGGTGAAGAAAGTAAAAACACTGTTGAAAACCTACGTAAAGAACTACGGGCGATTAACAGCAGTAAAATCATTGTCAACATCAACTCTCCCGGCGGAGTGCTTAATGATGGGCTGGTAATCAAAAACATGCTCCAAAGCAAGAAAGCCGAGGTTATTACAAATCTTTACGGGCTTTCGGCATCTGCCGCCACGGTTATTCACCAAGCGGGATCTGTCCGAAGAATGCCGGAGAATGGTGCATTCATGCTTATTCACAGAACGATGTTTGGCATGATGGGTTCTTTCAATATGAACAGCATTCTGCCATTGCTTGAAGACATGGAGACATTCGATAACGACCTGATCAGCATGTATGTGAAGCAGTCGAACGCAACCGACCAGGAGATTATCGAGCTGATGGATTCAGGTGAAGGTTACGGCAAGTGGATCAACGCACAGACCGCCCTTGAAATGGGCTTTGTTGATGAGTTATTTGACCCCGCCAATGAAGATGACCCGATGACTGACCACCTTTCACCCGACCCGGATAGCGAAGATACCGAGAACTTGAAGAATAACATCCGGCGTATTGCTAATACATATCTCTCTGATATGGAGCTTACAGAAGAAGAAAAAAAGGCAATTAAGGCATCACTAAGCCATGATCCCGACGAAGACATTTTCAGGAAGACCGAAGAAGAAAACAAACAGGAAGAACGTACGCAGAACGTGATCGCCTCCAATGCAAAGCGAGCGCGTGAACTTCGAATACTTAAAATCAAAACAAGGTAAATAATCATGTCAAAACCAAATCTAAAACAGGTAAAAGAAGAGCGCGCTGACATTGTACAACAAATGGAAGCGTTGCATAACGAACACGAGGGCGGATTCGATGAGAATGCGCAGACCCGGTGGAACGAGCTGGAAAACAAAGTCGGCGAACTTGATCACGTAATCAACCGTGAGGAGTTTATTGCGCAGAAGAAAGCCAGTGAAGCACAGAATGTATTTGATCGTAACACCGAAGACGGTGAAAACAAGGAAATTGAGAATTATTCGATTGCCGAAGCGATCAAACAAGCTTCAGACGGTGAAGTAACCGGGTTCTATCGCGAAATGAGCGATGAGGCCATGAATGAACTAACCGCAGCCGGCGCATCACCAAACGGAAAGCGTGGTGTGGCACTTTACATCCCGCAAAAGGTTCTTGCTAACAAGAAACTATCCATTCACAACGCCATGACGGCCGGCACTGCTGCAGACGGCGGTAATGCTGTATCTACAGAGCTACGGTCATTTATTGATCATCTGTATGAGCGAATGGTAACGGTTGGAATGGGCGCTGATATGCTTACCGGCTTAACCGGAAACATTGACTGGCCAACCGAAAGCACAGTTGCTGCATTTGCATGGGCGGCCACAGAGGTTGCTGACGTGACAGAAAGCGAGCCAAAGGTTGGTAAGGTATCTATCTCACCAAAACGCGGCGGAACATTTGTCGATTTAAGCAACCAGTTACTAAACCAGACATCGCCATCAGTGGATGCTCGCATTGAGCGACAGATTCTTAACGCCGCGCAGCGCGGACTTGAATATGCCGGGATTGCCGGTGACGCATCAAACGGATCACCAAGAGGCATTCTCGCCACCTCTGGCATTGGGGCAGTTTATGCGGGCGGCGCCGAAGCTGCTGGCACAAATGCGAACGGCGCAGCGCCTGTACGGGCAGATGTCATCAATCTTGAAACTGAAATTGCAGTTGAGAACGCCGATGTAGGCTCTCTTGGATACCTGACAAACGCAAAAGTTCGCGGAACGCTCAAAAACACCAAGGTGGATGAAGGGTCCGGGCTGTTTGTGTGGCCATTCAACGCCGATCAATTGAACGGATACAATGTTGGCGTGACCAACCTTGTGCCCAGTGATATTGAAAAGGGTAACAATGATGACCTTTCTGCAATGGTGTTCGGAAACTTCAATGACCTCGTATACGGTATGTGGGGCGGTTTGGAGATTCTCAGAGATCCATACACACAGGCACTTAAGGGTACAACCCGGCTGGTGCTGAACATGTATGCTGACGTAGCTGTATTGAGAGCGAAGTCTTTCGCAGCTGTTCAGGATATCATCACATCGTAAATCAATTAAGCCCGGATTAAATTCCGGGCTTTTTTAACCAAATCACAGAGAAATGGCCAAAAAAAAGACAAAAAGCAGTAGTAAAAGTAGCGGAACAAAAACCGTGGTTTTCACACAAAAACCACCAAAATCAGCTTATTTCGTGGGCATTGAGCAGGATGTGCCCTCCGATAAAGCAGATGAGTGGATCAAGCTTGGGTTTGCTGTAGATCCCGAAGCCAAAAAGAAAAAAGAAGAATCCAAAAAGTAATAAGCTGAATGGGCCGAACACTTCATCGCATATCAGAGCCAGAGCAGGAGGTATTCAGTCTATCGGAAGTTAAGAGCTTTTTGAAGGAAGACCTCTCTTTAAATGATATTGATATTAATGAGCTTGCGATTACATCCCGCGAGTGGTTGGAAGATGAAACAGGCCTAAACTTCGGTATAAGCACTTACGAACTTTACCTAAAGGGATTTACGGATATAAGGATTCCAAGATATCCATTAGTTAATGATAGCGTGGAGATTACTTATATCGACATCGAAGGCAACAATCAGCCCCTTGATGCTTCCGCATATAAGTTGATTCACCAGGAAATCCCGTGCCGGCTGATGTTTGAATCAGGCCTTCCGGAGACAAAAGATGATGAGCTATACCCCGTAAAGGTTGTTTTTAAAGCCGGTTATCCGGCTTCCAAAGTACCAAAGCGGGCACAAACAGCAATGAAGCTATTGATTACACATTATTACAATCACCGGGACCTGGCAGATAAGAGAATTGATTATTCAATCTCGGTTCCATCCCGCGTCCGGCATTTTTCGGATGGCTTAAAAAAATGGAGGTTCCATTGATAGATCCGGGTAAAATGGATAGACGGATTTTTTTTGAGGATCCGGGGTATACGAAAGACGACACCGGACAGCGGATTGCCTCATGGCACTCAGTAATAAACGATGACGGCGTGTGGGCAATGGTTCACAGTGATGGCGGGGATGAGAAGTTTCAGTCGGACAAAAAAACACCGGAGCGAAGGCGGGTATTTGTTACCAGGTATCACCCAGAGGTTCGCGAAGAGACATCCATTGTTTATGAGGGTGATAGGTATGACATCACCAACATTGAGGAAATTGGACGAAGGCAGGGGCTGTCAATCAAGGCAACATGGACCCAAGGCAAATACAATGAATAGCCAGCACGCACTCACAGAGTTAATGGAGATTTATGGCGCGCTTTTTACGCGCTCGGAGATTGGTATTCGGGGTGGTGATGTGTCGAAAACAAAACCGGCGCTCCTTGAAAATATGTACAAAGAACGCAACTGGCATGGATATCCCACATTCCTGAGCAGTGTTTGGCGGGACGTAGATGGTGTTCATGGATGGGGTGAGGCGGTTGATCAGATATTGTTCAAAAAAGGCGGGTATATGCGGCAGCCGCTTCATCCGCTTCACCTGTGGACCCTCTCAACGGCATGGCCGTGGATGGGCGTTGGCATGTACCTGGACTGGCGGTACACCAACCGCGACGATGGCAAGATTCACCGCACGCCGGGGATACATAAAGACATCCACCAGGGTGGTGAGCGATCACGTCCGCTTCGATGGGTGGCGTGGACGCTGAACTCTAATGGCGACTTGGCAACCTTAAAAGAAATTCAGGGAGCCAGCCAGACAAGGCGCTACTTCTTCTATCAGAGCAACGAAGATGGGAAGTTTTATAACGCAGGCCTGGGCAGGCAGTACAGCCTGAGCGCAATCATGGAAATTTGGAACCGGTTAAATCAAATTGATGCCTAAAATGGGTATTAAGATCGAAAAGAAAATAACGATTGGCACGCTCTTGAACGCGGGTGTAATACTTGTAATGGTGGTCATCGCCTTTGCCTATCTCGAGAGCGAGATTAACAAGCTGACCGATCAACAACAGCGGCACGAGCAGTTTAGGATGGAAGTGCGGCAGAACTACATCGACCGTGAACGACTCGACTATATGGTTATACAGCGCCTTGACAGAATGGA